GATTCCATGGTTTACCTCCTTTGTTTGGTTGAGTCTTGTTTTGGTATTTATTATAACATTCCGATTGGCCTGTGTCAAGTGGTTATAGTTTGTTTTGCGTGTGTGCGTTAACGCGCGCGCGGTTTCATTATTTTATACTTTTTTGTGACAGAGGTCTTGCGGGATGTGGAGTCTACTGGTAGTATAGTAGACTCAAGTTACTACTGTATATAGTTTAAGGAGGTGTTTCGATGGCTTTTCGTAAGAAGATGTCTCGTAAGAAGAGTCGCCGGAGTTTTACGAAGGGTGCGACTCGTGTGCATAGGCGTAATGTTTCTGGTCGTCCTATGCGTGGTGGCATCCGTCTTTAGCGGTGCCTTGTTTTAGTCCCCTCGTAGGTTTTCGTAGTCCTACGGGGGGTCTTGTTTTTTCTCGGCCGCAGTCCATTGGACTGCGTATGACTGTCCCGTGTGGGCAGTGTGTTGGTTGCCGGTTGGAACGGTCTCGTCAGTGGGCCGTTCGTTGTATGCATGAAGCTAGTCTTCATGAGAGGAATTGTTTCGTAACTCTGACGTATTCGGATGAGTTTGTTCCTCGTTTTGGGTCCTTGTTGATGGACGATTGGCAGAAGTTTTTTAAGCGTTTGCGTAGGAGTCTTGATGAAAGAGTCCGTTTTTTTGGATGTGGAGAGTATGGGACGGAGTCTGGTCGTCCGCATTACCATGCCTGTTTGTTTGGAGTGGATTTTGCGGATAAAGTGTTGTGGTCGCATCGGAGTGGGCACGATGTTTACCGTTCGCCTTTACTCGAGCGTGTGTGGAAGTATGGCCAATCGGAGATTGGGTCTCTGACGTTTGAGAGCGCCGCTTATGTGGCGCGTTATTCGTTGAAGAAGGTCACTGGTGGTAAGGCGTCGGCGCATTACGAGTGTGTTGATCCTGATTCTGGCGAGATTAGTTCTCGCCTACCGGAGTTTGCGACGATGTCGCGTCGTCCGGGTATTGGTAATGGGTGGTTTGAGAAGTTTGGTGCGGAGGTGTATCCCTCCGATGAAGTGATAGTGCGCGGTAAGTCGTGTAAGCCCCCGAGGTTTTATGATAGATTGTTGGCTGCTTCGTCGCCGGAGGAGGCTAAGGATGTGCAGAGGGCCCGGAATCGGGCCCGTGATCGTGGGGATGAGACGGCCGCGCGTTTGCGTGTGCGTGAGGTGTGTGCGGAAGCTAGGGTTTCCCTTTATCAAGGACGTGAGTTATGAGGTTACTAGTTTTTGCGGTCTACGATGCCGCTGCGGAGGCGTATTTGGCGCCGATGTTTTTTAATACGAAAGGTCAGTGTATGAGGACTTTCGTTGATGCGTGTAATTCTGAGGAGCATGCTTTTGCTCGGCATGCAGCTGATTACACGTTGTTTCATATTGGTTTTTACGATGAGTCGAAGGGTCTTCTGGAGGCGTTGTTGCCTCCGGATTCTTTGGGGAATGCGTTGCAGTTTATTGAGGCTGTGCCGGATTCTGTTGCTGGTGTTGAGCAGCAGTTTGGAGTTGTTTCATGAAACAGAAGTCTGTGATGTCTCATAAGTTTTCTGAGGTGCCGAAGGCTCAGATTGAGCGGTCTCGTTTTGATAGGTCGTTTGGGCACAAGACGACCTTTGACGCGGGTTTGTTGATTCCGATTTATGTTGATGAGGCGTTGCCGGGTGATACGTTCAATTTGCGTATGTCGGCGTTTGCGCGTCTCGCTACGCCTCTTAAGCCTATTATGGATAATATGGTGATGGAGACGTTTTTCTTTTTTGTTCCCAATCGGTTGATTTGGGACAACTGGGAGAAGTTTAACGGTGAGCAGAAGAATCCTGGTGATAGTATTTCCTTTACGGTTCCCCAGATTCCTATTTCGAATGTTGGTGGCGCCGGAGGTATCGGTGAGTTGTTTGATTACTTTGGTATTGTGCCGACGGCTGCGGTGAGGAATGTGAATGCTTTGCATTCCCGAGCCTATAATCTCATTTATAATGAGTGGTTTCGGGATCAGAATTTGCAGAATTCGGTCGTTGTTGACGTGGATGATGGTCCGGATGTTGTTACGGACTATGTTGTTTTGCGTCGCGGTAAGCGACATGATTATTTTACGTCGTGTTTGCCGTGGCCTCAGAAGGGTGATTCTGTGTTGTTGCCGTTGGGCGATCTTGCGCCGGTTGTTGGTATTGGTTCTTTGACTCAGAGTTTTAATCAGTCGTCGCAAGCTTCGTGGGAGACGAATGATACGAGTGCTACTGTGTATCCGTTCGGTCAGGTTATTACTGATCCGTTGACGGCGGATGCGAATATCGTCATTAAGGGATCGGCTGCTTCGGATGGGACGCCGCAGATTTATGCTGATCTGAGCAATGCGACTGCGGCGAGTATCAACGAGCTCCGGCAGGCTTTTCAGATTCAGAAGTTGCTTGAGCGCGATGCGCGAGGTGGTACGCGTTATACCGAGATTATCAAGGCGCATTTTGGTGTTACTTCGCCTGATGCTCGGTTGCAGCGTCCTGAGTATTTAGGCGGTAGTTCTACTCCTGTGAATATTCACCCGGTGCCGAATACTTCGGATACCGCTACTGCGGATCAGGGTGATTTGGCCGGTTATGGTACGGCCTCTTTCCAGGGTCATGGTTTTATGAAGTCTTTTACCGAGCATGGTGTTTTGCTCGGTTTGGTTTGTGTTCGTGCTGATCTTACGTATCAGCAGGGGATTGATCGTATGTGGTTTCGTCAGACCCGTTACGATTATTATTGGCCTGCGTTGTCTCATATTGGTGAGCAGGCTGTGTTACGGCAGGAGATTTTTGCGAATGGCGTTCCGGCAGAGGATCTGACGGTTTTTGGTTATCAGGAGCGTTATGCGGAATATCGGTATAAGAAGTCCGATATTTCTGGTATTTTTCGGTCGAATTTTAGTGGTAGTTTGGATGTTTGGCATCTGTCGCAGGATTTTTCGTCTGCTCCGTTGTTGGACGCTGCGTTCATTGTTGAAAATCCGCCTATCGACCGTGTGATTGCGGTGCCTTCGGAGCCGCATTTTCTTTTTGATTCTTTCACTTCGTTGAAGTGTGCTCGGCCTATGCCGTTGTATGGTGTGCCGGGTTTGATCGATCATTTTTAGGTGATCGTGTTTATGATTTGGCCGTTGTTGGTCGGTGCTGGTATTGCTGGTGTTTCCGCATTGATGTCCCGTAAGGGGCAGAAGGAGGCTAATATTGCGACGCGGGATTTGACGCGTGAGCAGATGGCTTTTCAAGAGCGTATGTCTTCTACGGCGCATCAGCGTTCTATGGCTGATTTGCGTAAGGCTGGTTTAAATCCAATTTTAGGGATTTCGGCTGGTGGTGCGTCTGCTCCTGCAGGAGCTTCGTCTACTATGCGGAGTGAGACGGAGGCGGCCGTTTCGTCGGCTAAGTCCGGCGGTTTGATGGCTTCTGAGTTGAAGTCTATGGCTGCGTCTCGTGAGTTGATGTATAATCAGTCTCGTTTGGCGGCTAATGCGTCGGCCCGTGAAGCTGCGAATGTGCAGGTTTTACATAGGGATTCGACGCTGCGTGATTTGCAGGCTGATATTTTGACTTTGCAGATTCCTGCGTTAGCGAATTCTGCTCGTGTTGAGGGTACGAAGTTTGGTAAGTCTGGTGCTTTTATTGACCGTTTACGCCAGATGGTTCTTGGCGGTCGTGGTTTCTTTAATCCCATCGGAGGTCGATGATGTCGATGTTTGGTGTGCCCTATTCGGCTCTTGAGCCGGGTGATGGGCCTGGTGCGAAGCAATCTATGAAGGATGAATGTGATGTTAATAAGATTGTGGAGCGTTTTCAGAAGAGTGGTTTGATTTCCCATTTGGGTGCCGGTGTGCCGGCTTTTGTGGACGTTTCGGAGCTTGGCGACTATCGGTCTGTTATTGAGCAGGTGCGTAGCGTTGAGGCGTATTTCGCCGGTTTGCCTGCGAAGGTGCGTAGCGTGTTTAAGAACGATGCTCGTTCGTTTATGGATTATTTAGAGACTGCGCCGACGGTGCAGGATCTTGAGGAGGTCGGTTTGGATGCGATCGAAGGACGTTTGTCCGCGATCGAAGATCGTCCTCCTGTGGAGGAGCCGGAGGCTCCTCCTGAGTCTCCGGCGGCGCCGGAGGTGGCTCCTGTGGAGCCTGGCACAGTTCCTACTTGATGTAACTGTGCTGACTGACACGTAGTGTCGGTCTGAGGGCCTCCAGGGGATTCCCCGGAGGCCCTTTTTTTTTATTTCTTTGTTTTGTTATGCTCGAGGAGTGCTCGCACGTCTTCGAGCTGTTGTGTGGTTATCTCGACGGCGTTTGCTTGCCGTCTGAGTTTCATTTGGAGCTGGTGTTCCAGCGTTTCCATGGATTCCATGGTTTACCTCCTTTGTTTGGTTGAGTCTTGTTTTGGTATTTATTATAACATTCCGATTGGCCTGTGTCAAGTGGTTATAGTTTGTTTTGCGTGTGTGCGTTAACGCGCGCGCGGTTTCATTATTTTATACTTTTTT